TACGGGATTCACGGGAGCAGCCTACACGGGAGGGACTTTTTACGGAGGAGCAATGACGGGAACCACTGTTGCTGCATCCACGGGATTCACGGGAGCAGCCTACACGGGAGGGACCTTTTATGGGGGTGCCATGACTGGAACTACTGTTGCTGCAAGTACGGGATTCACGGGAGCAGCCTACACGGGAGGGACTTTTTACGGAGGAGCAATGACGGGAACCACTGTTGCTGCATCCACGGGATTCACGGGAGCAGCCTTTACGGGTTCTTCATTTAACTTTCCATCGGGTGGGAATATCACAATTGCAGGATCCACAGCAACGAGCGGGTACTACCTTCAAACCAATGGGACACAGGTTCAGTGGGCGGCAGCAGCATCAGCATCAACCGCTTTCACAGGATCAACAGTATTCGTAACTGGTCAAGTGAGCATAGGGTCTTCATTTTCATCGACATACCCTTTGAATGTTAATGGAACTGCTGGTTCCGCAGCTGCACCATATTCAAACCTCTCGTATAACACTGGAGGATGGTATCAGGCATATGTACCAACAGTCGCTACAACCCTACAGATTTACACACCTGGACGTATAGGATGTTCTGAAGTTGATCTGTTTTCTGATGAACGTATAAAAACTAATATTAAGGATTCGGATACTCGAACAGATCTTGAACTCGTATCATCTCTTAGACCAAGAACATTTAGATATATAGATCCAGTTCAGTACGGTGAAAAAACGTATAATGGATTTATAGCACAGGAAGTTCTGGAAGTTATCCCGAGTGCTGTAAATACACATGAAGGCTGTGTGCCCGATATTTTTCAAGTTCCAGAAAAAGTTTTCAAAAACTCATGTCAATTTAAAACTAAAATTGAAGGTGTCCAGATAGGTGATATTGTTCGCGTATTTGATGGACCGAGCGAATTATTTTTAACAGTTATTAGAGTTTCAGATTTTGAGATTAATTTTGATTCAGAATTAAAAACTTCAAGAGTTTTTGTGTATGGACGAAAAGTGCAGGATTTTTGCACAATTTCGTATGAACGAATTATACCTTTACTCGTGAGTTCTATCAAGGAACTCCGTGCCATTGTTGAAAAGAAGAAATAGGAATACCTGCCGCATATTCCGCAAGCACGGAGGATCCATCCTTCTTATGGTGACTTTTACCATTGAAGTGAACAAACCAAGCCTGACACGTGTCAAGCACTGACCATCTGATTCCAGTCCCCGTTTGAAAGAGAATTTGTTCTACATCAAGTGCAATTTTTAGATCCTTACACCGAAGGTAAAAATCATGAACATATCCTTGATCATCGTGATTCATACGATATACGTCCCACTCAAGCATCCTCTTGACTGCCCCTGCATATCCTACAAAGGTTCCAGAGTTTGGAAAGCGATACGGGAGAGGACCAGTCTTGCTCGGGGGAACCTGTGGGAACTGGTAGGCTATCCAGGGGTTAGGCCAACAGTACGTCTCTGCACTAAAAATTAGGTCAGCCCCGGATTCAATGAATTTTGATTCAAAATTAGTAAGGTCTGTCCGTCTCTGAACCACATCATACCCATCCACAAAAATGATAATCTCTTGAGGATCAATTGACCCAAGGAATTCCTTGAGTGCATCAAATTTTGAAAAAAGATCAATGTACTTTTTTCCAAGTCCGATNTTTATATATTCACTTTTGAGACCTATAATTTTGGAGGGGTCATCTCCAAATGTAATCAACTTCATTACTTTTGAAAACGTCCACTGTCTTCAAGCCATTTTATAAAATGCCCGGAAAATGGTTTTGTACCAATGTGAGCACAGCACATCCTGGGGTCTATCCATAAATCAAAACCTAATTTTGAAAACTTTTTAGACATGACATAATCCTCTGAGAAGAGAATTCCATCTTCTATTTTTAGATCAAAAACCATCCTCTCGTTAGGAAACATACCATTCGTGTAAGGTTCTGAGACTGCCCATACAGATGTGAAAGCTTTACGGGACAAACGAAGAAAGCCAGTGGCAAGTCCCTCAACTTTCATAAGTCCTGTGCGAGAATCACCTTGAATAGGTTCGACGAGTCTTACCGCATAAATCTCTTCATCAATTTTTTTTCGATAGACACCTCCAACAATATCTACTGGATAATCAAGCAATCTGAAAATCCATTCAGGATCCCATTCGATATCATCATCTATAAAGATTAGGTCATCACACCCATAATTCAAAGCACATGTGAGGAGATAATTTCGACTTTTTTGAACCAAAGCATCCCCCGCAGTATAGCATATCTGAATATCAATTCCACGAACCATAGCAAGTCGTACTGTATTCACGAGAGCACATGTGTACTTCATGTTAACTTCCCCCGTATAAGTTGGTGTAGCAATGAGCACCTTTCTCATTAAATAATAATATCAGTATTCTTTTAAGATATGCCGACAGTCACCAATTTTGGCGACTTGGTTGTCACAGGAAATGTTTTTGTTTCTGGAACTGGCACGAGTACATTTGTAAGTGGGATAACTTCAAGTGGAATTATTACTTCTACTGGTTTTACGGGAGCCGCCTTTACAGGAGGGACATTTCAGGGAACAACCATCACAGCCTCCACGGGATTCACGGGAGGGACCTTTAGTGGGTCAACAGTGGGTGCAACCTCCGTAACAGCTACCAACTTTACGGGAACCAATTTTTCAGGGAGTACCTTTACAGGTTCTTCATTTAACTTTCCATCGGGTGGGAATATCACAATTGCAGGATCCACAGCAACGAGCGGGTACTACCTTCAAACCAATGGGACACAGGTTCAGTGGGCGGCAGCAGCATCAACATCAACCGCTTTCACAGGATCAACAGTATTCGTAACTGGTCAAGTGAGCATAGGGTCTTCATTTTCAGCAACATACCCTTTGAGTGTCAATGGAACTTCTGGGTCCATAGCTGCACCATATTCAAACCTCGCATACAACTCTGGAGGATGGTATCAGGCATATGAACCAACCGTCGCTACAACCCTACAGATTTATACACCTGGACGTATCGGATGTTCAGAAGTCGACGTGTTGTCCGACAGGCGTATCAAAACTCAAATCCAAGACACAGAAGATTGTATCGATTTAATACGTAAATTAAGAGTCCGAAATTTCAGATACATTGATCCAGTCGAGCATGGTACGAAAACATACAAGGGTCTTATAGCCCAGGAAGTGCGTGAGGTGATTCCAGAGGCTGTTGGTCTTCATGAGGGGGCAATTCCTGACATTTTTCAGGTGGCAACAGACATTCAGGACTCCTCGTGTGTTCTCAATCCTGGGGAATTTACAATTAAAATTGGAGATGTCATCAAGGTGATGGATGGTGAAACCTCCAAAAATCTCACAGTCCTTGATCTCTCAGAGGGACGTGTGAATTTTGATTCAAAATTAGAAAGTCAAAAAGTTTTTGTGTATGGTCACCTAGTTGATGACTTTCATACAGTTTCATATGATAGGCTTGTGCCTATACTCATTCGTTCAGTGCAGCAATTAATTGATCAGCAATACCGTCCCATGACCCCCACTTCTTCTGACGGACATACTTCGTAGTCGGGTACCACTGGTACGAATACACCTTTGACCCCCAGCGAAACTCACACATGGTTGAGAGAATCAGAAGGGTCGGACGCTTCATAAGTCCTGCCAGGTGAGCAATTGCAGTACAGCCAGTCACAACCACATCCACCTCGGCAAGAACCTTCATCGTGTCTATGAAGCCATCAGGACCCTTGTCCAGAGTGTCACTCAGGTCCGTGAGATTCGGGTGCTCACACTCGTGCTTCTCGACCGAGACCCACTTCATGTTGGGTAGGTCCAAGAGTGGTCTGATTGCCTCAAATGGGGTGTGCCTACGATAGGTCAACAGTGGATTCCCAGACTTACAGAGCTGAATCAGACCCTTTCCTGTCTTTGGACCGGGAAGAGGTGCTGGCAAATAGTCCCACATGGGCTGAGGTCCAAAATACACAAGTAGATATGAAGCCTCGATCCAACACGTAGCCTCTTTTGGAATCTCGGTCGTCACTTCATATCCTGTCACATTCGAATACATGTGCTTGAGACGTGGAGCAACCACAATGGTTGTTCGCTTCGCCTTGGCTCCTGCAAGTGGGATGTACCGCGAATAAAACATCTGATCACCATTTCCAAGACCGTAATTCAGAATAACAAGATGGTCAGTCTCTTTGCCATCCCACATAGGAAAGCCATGGTCGTGCTCTGTGATGATATATTCGCTCATCATAGGAGCACCCTCGTCCCAGTTTCCTTGCTTCATTAAAAACTGACCCACCCCAAGAGCTATGTCCTTGTACATGAAAGTCTCGGGCTCAAAATACTTACCACGATTGTTGTAAATGTACCTGTAAGCCTTCTCAGCCATCTCATAATCTTCAATCGCCTCATAGTACCCAGTCTGGTTCTTGAGAATTGATCCGAGAACAGTTGTATTTTCGCTCGCACGAGAGATGAGCTCGTCATAATCAACATCTGTGGTTGCTCCTGAGCGCCACTTAGATTCAAGCTGGAGGGCATCGATGACAATGTCCCCATTCGACTCAATTGCAAGAGCCTCCTTGAACTTTGAGTGACGGGTGTAAGNACCTACGAGTGCCTGCTTTGCATCTATCCAGCCAGGGTTATAGCACAGAGCCATCTGAAAATGCCAGACTGACTTGTCATCTGCATCATCAAGATATGTAGTGTCGTGAGTGTACGTCAGTCCACAGTTGTAGTGATGCTCAGCCTTTGTGGGATTCAAAGCCAGACACTTTTGGAAATAGGTACGAGCCTTCTTGGGATTGGTTGAAACCTCTGCAGCTCCTGCAATGTTTAGGAAAAGTTCATCATCTGGGAAGGCAACCAGGGCGCGCTCAATCCACATTCTAAATTCAGGCAACTTGCTCTGGAATGTAAGAGGAACGATGAACTCATATGGCTCACGCTGGGTTGGATCCGTGAGGAACGCCGTCTCAACATCCTTCATCACTCGTGTGATGTGCGGGGGCTGTTTTTGATTCAGGCGACACTTCATAACTGCAATGGCATACTCATAATTCGAAGAGTCTCCCTCAAGTGCCTTCTCTGCAAAACTCAGTGCAAGTTCAAGATCTCTTTCACTCAGTGCATGCTGGTGCAACTTGAAAAATACCTCAGAACGAGAAACCATTAATCAATATAAGATTTCATTTCCTTAACTTGTTCACCAAGTATTTTTGAGATTTGATTTTTTACACGACATCTCATATCATTCGTAAAATAGACTGATCGTGCTAGGAGAATGAATTCTGAACCAAAATTCTCTTCAGTCTCACAGACCCTGAGTCTATCTTCAACATCCCACAGGACAGAGTTAATTTTGTACAAAAGGTCACGGAATGGTCCAACATCCGGACAAGGTCCGAGAATTTCTTTTTCCTTTTGAATGTTTGCAAGTTTCTCAGGGTCACGAATTCTTTCAGATTTTAGATCCAAAATTGTAAGTTTATCTACGAGCTCGCCCATTAGTTCAAAAAACTCTCTCTGCTTAAACTAGGAGATGTCTGCAAATCTTGTTGCAAATGTCACAGTCAACGGGAGTGTTACTGTCCAAGGACCATATGCCAATGTCCAGTACATGAACGCAACTTCATTGAGTTCTCTGCTCACATTTTCAGCCGCGACAGGATTTTCATTCAACGGTCCAGTCTTCAATGGACCTCTTGGAATAGGTCTGGCTCCTTCAGTCTATCAACTCGATATGGCTTCGGACACAGCTCGAAAACTCTCGACAAGTACATGGTTTACGGGTTCTGACGAACGTATCAAGAATAATATTGAAACTGCAAACCTTGCACGGTGTGCAGAGATTGTAGATTCACTCGATCTCAAGTATTTCGAGTGGATTTCGAATGTTGGCTCAACCGATCAGCACTCCCTCGGGTGGATAGCTCAGGATGTGCAACAGTTTTTTCCAAAGTCAGTGACTACTGGGAGTGGCTATGATCTCGACGATTTTCACACACTCAACTCCGATCAACTTATTAAAGTTTTGTACGGTGCAATCAAGCAAACACTTATTGAATATTTTCCACGCACAGAGTAGATGGCAACACTTGCAGCAAATGTCACAGTGTCTGGAAATTTGTTTCTTGCGACTCAAACATTTACAGCGACGACATCAAATATTGCAAAAGGTTTTTCAATTGGACCTATTTTAGGTACAAGTGGAACGCCAAATTATTTAAAAGCAAATTGCATCTCTCTCGTACTTACGACACCTTCCTACCAATTAGATATGAGTACAGACCTGGCGCGCAAATTGACAACAACTACATGGACTACAGGTTCAGATGAACGAATTAAAAAGAATATTCAAAGTGCAAATCTTGAACGCTGTGTCGACATAGTTCAAAGCCTTGACCTCAAATATTTCGAGTGGGACTCGAAAGTAAATACAAGTGATAAGCGCTCCCTCGGGTGGATCGCTCAAGAGGTCCAGCAATACTTCCCCAACTCTGTTCGCACCTCGAACGCATACGGACTCGATGATTTTCATGATCTCAACTCAGATCAACTCATCAAGGTGATGTATGGAGCACTAAAAAAGATGATTCAGGATTCACAATAGTTCCATCAATATTCAATTCTTTCCCACGACCTATCCAGGACTCCTTGAATACTCGCAACCCAGCAGGACCTATCCCAAGACGAATCAAGGGTGTGATATTGATGATATCATCCACAACTGCACGTCGAATCTCGAAAAGCTTCTCGCGTTTCGGACCGTCTATAACTTCGTAGGAGTCGACCGCATCCGGAAAGTACGTATCAACATCATGAAAGCCAAGGGACCCACCAATGTCTTTCGTCTCTGTCGAAAAGAGTTCACACTCCCAAGGAAGAGGCATACGAGCGTGTGGAAACTCTTTGTGAATCATCCCGACAACCCAGAGATCATCCGGGTAGTTATCCTTTGGAGGTGGAAAGCGTCTTAGGAGCTCCTCCATCAAACGCGGGTTCCTCAAAGAAAACCCCCCATTCCCCTGATAAATTTTATCATTTCCCAGTGGATTGTGGTACCATCGAGCTCCTATATAGTCAAAATGCATAAACCNNANAATAGTATTCTGTTTGATTCCCGTATCGGTCCCAAACATCAAAANCTTGTGAAAGTTTCGAAATTGCCCCCAGAATTCAGGNGTTTGAATCATTGCGTTATTCTCCCANCGACCAAAGGGAGCATCTGGGAGTTCGATGAGGCGCACGTTGGTCCCTGGACCTATGATATTCTGGACCCTCTTNTTGTTCTCCTTTGAGTGAATCACACACAGGGATGCGAACGGGAACATGCAAGAAAAATTGCGCATACTCGCCTCGAGGTGTGGGTGGTCCCGTGACTCTGTCAAGAGACCCAAGAGCGGGCTTGACACTGGGTGGGTTTTAAAATCGCATTCCCACTCCTGAGAGTAAAAAGCCTGTGCAGGGGTGTGTGCGGGATGGACAAAGTCATCCTGACTTCCACGAATTTCAACAATTTGCCTCTTAATTTCATCAAACAAGTTCCATGCCAATGGCAAAAAAGTCACTGGACCTTCAATAGTCTTCAGGTAATCTTTGGAGACTATGGGTGCCCTCTGCCCCGGACTAAACTTTCCCTGCTTGAGCGGGTTGTCGTCGATGATAGCCTCTGGGCAAATCCCAGCAAAGTTGAGGAATGTGTTCCCTTTCGCAGCAGCTCCATAAGCTATCACGCGCTTTCCAGTGGTTGCACGGCGCACTCGCTCAACCAAGGAGCGACACTTTTTAGCCCATTGAATGTAAATCTCCTTGCTCTCCTTGACGACTTGAGCAGGGGTCCCTTCGTGTCCAAGAACAAACATGAAGCTCGTTCCGTGAATGGGGGTCTTCCGTGACTCGAGGAGAACAAGTCCAGACCGGTCGACGAGTTGCTTCATGGACCACGGATTGAAAAAGTTGATGTGCTCGTGATAAATAGTATCAAATTCTCCATTTTTAACCATATCTGCCTGACTCGTCTGAATGTATACTCTCCCGCCCGGTGCCAGGAGTCTCTTCACATTCACTAGAAAGTCGAGAGGATTTCTGTTGTGTGCAAAGACGTTTTGAGCATTCACAAGATCAAAGAGCACCCCTGGCTCGTACGAGTCATCAAAGTAGCCGAGATGGACGTGGTGTCCCTTGGCTGAACTGATGGGGCAAAGGTTCTCAGCCGGGTCAACACCCCAGGTTTCGGCTCCAAGTTCCTTGAATGCGTCAAGCTGTGTCCCATCGTTTGAACCTATATCGAGCACCTTCCCTCCTTTGTACACCTCCCGCGCAAATTCTGAAAGGTACACACGATAGGTCTCACTCGTCCCACTTACATACAGATAATTCTTAAACATTCGATCGGGCTCAATAAAATAGGTGAGTTGAAGATGCAAACAATCTTGACACAAATTGACTGCAAGAGGGAAAGAGTCCTGGGGTGCATCCGGAGTGTCCAAAAACTCATTTGCCAAAGGCTGCTTCCCAAGGTCCAAAGATGGCTCAAGATTTTGTGAATTGCACGCAAGACACCTCATAGTTAAAAAATAACCAAGTTTTTTAAGTAATGCGGGTCCTTGTAACAGGCTCAGCTGGATTTGTAGGACATTTTATAGTAAAAAAGTTTTTACAAGAGGGTGCCGAGGTTGTTGGTCTCGATCGATTAAGTTATTCTGGAAATTTGAATCGAATCAAGGAGATTTTGAGTGATGTGCCAGACCCTCGCTACAGTGTCCAGCACCACGATTTGCGTTCTGCTATCAATGAAAGTCTCGAAAAGCAGCTTGGTCAATTTGATTTCATAATTCACGTGGCTGCGAGTAGTCATGTTGACCGAAGCATTGACCAGCCTATTAATTTTGTTATGGACAATGTTGTTGGAACCTGCAACATTCTGGACTTTGCAAGGCGTCAGAAGAATCTCACACAGTTTGTGTACTTTTCGACCGATGAGATTTTCGGACCAGCTCCTCCGGGTGTTGCCTATGACGAGTACGACAGGTACAACTCGACCAATCCTTACTCTGCGAGCAAGGCGGGAGGTGAAGAGCTTTGTGTCTCTTTCAGAAACACTTACAAGGTTCCAGTCATTGTCACTCACACGATGAACATCTTTGGACCCAGGCAGCACCCGGAAAAGTTTATACCTATGTGCATTTCCAAGGTTCGAAACGGAGAAAAAGTTTTTATTCACTCAGATGCGAGTCGTACAATTCCAGGAAGCCGTCACTACATTCATGTCGAAGATGTTGCAGATGCAATTTGGTTCATAACAGGTTTGAAAATCCCAGAAAGTGACATGTGTCCAAAATTCAATATCGTTGGCAAGGAGGAGCTTGACAATTTGACGCTTGCTCAGTACATTGCAGAGGGGGTTGAAAAGCCTCTGAGGTATGAACTGGTTGATTTTCATTCGTCTCGTCCGGGTCATGATCTTCGGTATGCTCTTTCAGGTTCCCGACTTGCTCAGCTCGGGTGGGAGCCCAAGGTGAGTATTCGTGATCGTATCAAGGAGGTTGTTCAGTGGACTCTCGCACACGACCAGTGGATTTTTTCATAGTCTAAGGTAGATGAGTGCTACTATAGCATCAGCAATTACAATTACTGGGAACGTTCTCGTTCAAGGTCAATATACAAATATAAATTCTCTGAATTCAACCTATTTACAGGGACCTATTCTGAATATGACGTCTGGCGGGGGGTTTCCAGGTGTAGTTGGAGGTGGATATTATCACACAGCCGTTTTGCTCTCGAACGGGACGGTTCAAACTTTCGGAAACAATNNCAATGGTCAGCTCGGGGTGAATGATACAGTTACTCGGTTAACCCCCGTACAGGTTTTTGCGATTTCCTCATCTGCAATTGCAGTTGCATGTGGAATCTCTCACACCGCCGTTTTGCTCGCGAACGGGACGGTTCAAACTTTCGGAGCCAATAACTTTGGTCAGCTCGGGGTGAATGCTGCAACGTCTGTCACCTATTTAACCCCCGTACAGGTTTGGGCTATTTCCTCATCTGCAATTGCAGTTGCATGTGGATATATTCACACAGCCGTTTTGCTCTCGAACGGGACGGTTCAAACTTTCGGAGGCAATAACAATGGTCAGCTCGGGGTGAATGATCTAATTACTCGATCAACCCCCGTACAGGTTTTTGCGATTTCCTCATCTGCAATTGCAGTTGCATGTGGAAGGGTTCACACCGCCGTTTTGCTCGCAAACGGGACGGTTCGAACTTTCGGGCTGAATAACTATGGTCAGCTCGGGGTGAATGATACAGTTACTCGATCAACCCCCGTACAGGTTTTTGCGATTTCCTCATCTGCAATTGCAGTTGCATGTGGATTTTATCACACCGCCGTTTTGCTCGCGAACGGGACGGTTCAAATTTTCGGACAGAATTCCAATGGTCAGCTCGGGGTGTATGATACAGTTACTCGGTTAACCCCCGTACAGGTTTGGGCTATTTCCTCATCTGCAATTGCAGTTGCATGTGGAAGGTATCACACCGCCGTTTTGCTCGCGAACGGGACGGTTCAAACTTTCGGAAGGAATAACAATGGTCAGCTCGGGGTGAATGATATAGTTACTCGGTTAACCCCCGTACAGGTTTTTGCGATTTCCTCATCTGCAATTGTAGTTGCATGTGGAAGGGCTCACACCGCCGTTTTGCTTGCGAACGGGACGGTTCAAACTTTCGGAGCCAATAACTATGGTCAGCTCGGGGTGAATGATACAGTTACTCGGTCAACCCCCGTACAAGTTTTGAATATTACAACAGCCGGAGGAATTGCATACCAGTGTCCTGCACTCCTTCTGGGTTTATCATCTTACTCCAGTTACAATGTTGACCTAAGCACAGATTATGCACGCAAGGCAACCACTTCAACCTGGTACACAGGTTCAGATGAACGCATAAAGACAAATATAGAGTCTGCAAATGTCACACGATGTGTAGACATAGTTCAGGGTCTTGATCTCAAGTATTTTGAGTGGGATTTTCCCGAAGGAACGGATGCAGATGATAAGCACTCCCTCGGGTGGATAGCTCAGGAATTTGCACAGTTCTTTCCAAAATCCGTAGAGACGAATGAGGCTCACGGAATTTCAGACTTTCAGAACCTCAATTCAGATCAAATCATCAAGGTTATGTGGGGAGCTTTGCGCCAGCTTCGAGCTCGCCTAAAATCTCAGGCAGCGACTTAGGGTCCAAATTCAAAAGCTCAAAAATCTTAGGGTTTCGTGTAATCCAGGGAAGATGACAGTGTGTCGAGTACCCAGGCAAACTCACGATGAGATTCTTTTTTTTTATAATTTTCAATTCAATAAACATTTCAAAGTCTTCAGAGAAGATTCCACGTTTTACTAACAAGTCGTAATCTTCCTGAATATGTTTCGCCTTTGTTGCAAAAGTCAGGGTCGTACTGGATGTCTCTTTCCAGTGTGTCCAGCTTGGTTCACTCATCAAAACTCGCGAAACCTCACCCCCGTTATCAATTGTCCTATAAATTCCATTCCTTGCAACAGTTCTATTCGTGTACATATCTGGAGTATCATACAAGGTTGCATAGTCTGCAAGTTCGACACCTTCCTTGAGGATAGCTTCGGATCCAGGTAAGTGCATGTAGTCATCCTCAACCAAATAAACGTGCGTCTCTGGGTCAAGTTTTCTCACCAATTTAAGAGAGTGCAGAAAAGTCATCCCCCCACTCTTCAGGCACGTCCGTTCGATGCTATGTACTCTCGTCTTGAGCCACTCGTAAGTATCATCACTTACATTATCGGCAATTATGTGAATTTTACTCGTCGGGAAACATTCAAAAAAATTTTCAAGACATTTTCGTTTCGAAAATCCTTCGGGGCGTGGCTTGAATGACTCTTCCGAAAACCTGTAAAAAACATTCATTACTTTAAGAATACGTATTTTCTTAAAGTAATGCTGGTGAACCACACGAAAAAGTACATCTTTATACACGTTCCAAAGTGCGGGGGAACGACTGTCCAAGAGACACTCCTGAAACACTCNATATTTGCNGGNGAAGAGTTCACAATGTACGAGTTTCACACAAGTCTCAATTCCCCAGACGCCCAGATGTACCTTGCACAGGGATACAAAGCGTTCACATTTGTAAGGGACCCATATGCCCGTTTTGCATCTGCATGGAACCAGGTACAGTTTATGACTGAAGTATACAAGAGTCCAGATGATATCATCAATGAACTGAAGAAGTGTAATTACCTTCTCCTCTTGGCGCCCGCATATTTCTTCACTGGTTCTGCAAAGGTNTACAAGCTTGAGCAATTTAGATCTGGAATTATAGAAATCCTGGACACGCTCAGGTATCCTAGGGTTTGGTGGAACCGTAATGAGAGACGCATCATGGAAAACAAGTCGGTAGATGTCAAGGCATTTTATCAGAGTCGTCCAGATCTTTTGAATTTTGTAACAGAATTCTATTACAAAGATTTTGTACAATTCAAGTACCTCATGAAAGCATCAGTGACTCCCTTCCCGCATGTCCTTCCCAATATTGAATCAAAATTAAAATATGACTGGAAGGATGTGAGGGACAAGCCGAATGACATATATTACTGGGCTATGAAGTCTGTCTATGATCAGGAGCAAGAGCCGAAGGATTCGAAACTTGTAGTATTTGAGGGAGCATCTGGTGAAGAACCTCCAGAACAAAATTAAAAAACAATAGTAATGGAATCAACCCGGTTGATTTTCGCAGATTCCAGGAACAGGGACGTCACCCTGTACCCTTCCGGGAATTCCTATACCCTGCACCTGACCACACCGGTGAAGAATGTCACGCGAGTCGATCTGGTCAGTGCACGAGTCCCGAACACGATGTACAACTTGACAAATGGTTCGAACGTGCTCACGGTCAACTCTTCAAACATCTCACTGAATCAGGGATTCTACTCGGCAAGTGGACTCACGAGTGCCCTGACCACTGCTGTGAACAATGCCTTTTCCATGAGTTACCTCTCGAACGAAGGTCACTTTATCCTTTCAAATGTAGCCAATTTCACATTTAAAATAAACTCTTCGGAATTGTCGAATCTTGTGGGAATACCTCAAGGGACGACATTCACACCGACATCTGCAACGAGCCTAGACCCATGTTATCTCGGGAATTACATCTTCAAATCAAATACGATGATTCACATGAATGCAAATGAGTACATCTTTCTCGACGTGGATGAACTGAAAACACCGAGTCACATCGACGCAAAGGCTTTGATTGGAACATCTGGAACAATTTCAGGTTCAAATATCAATCGAGCATTTGCGCCTGTTATGATGGATACCCCTTCTGGGGGTATGAAAATTTATCATGAAAATTCAGATTACACTGTGTCTGTCAATTATCCTGAGCCCATCAATAGTTTGCAGCGCCTGACTGTGCGCTGGTACGACACGAATGGAAGCCTTCTGAACTTTCGAGGGTCTGACTATCACGCCTTTATCCTGAGGCTTCACGTGCTGGAGGAAGATGTGAGGCGGCTTCCACCCCCTCCCCCGCTGCAAGATGTTGAAATTAAGAGGATCGTGGAGGCAATGACTATGGTGCCTCCACCACCCGCTGAGGAGAAAAAGAGATTCCCCTGGCTTCTGGTATTTTTAGGTTTAGTTGCAGCTTATTTGGTCTGGAAATTTAAGTTTAGCGGGCAGTGACTGCGTAGATTGGGTTAGTGGGCTCGTTGATCGTCACATTGCGAGCAACAGCCTTAATTGCGAGATACACAACGATGGCGAGCAGGGAGGTGAACAGCGCGCTGAGCACGTAGTACTGACCACCGTTCTTGCTCACCTGGACCACCTGGGAGATGATGAAGCGCACCACATCCATCCATGCAATTGCGCTGGCGAAGGAAAAACCCGCCACGATAGAGTTGAGAGACTGAGCCTCCACCTGGAGGGCAACACTAGAAAGAAGACCAGGCATTTACTATTTGATACGAAAAAAAATATCGGTCGGGTCCCAGGGTTGAACCTCTGTTTCTTCAGAGTCCAACTCATCTGGGTCTGACTCGTCTTCTGTTTCATAGTCCTCCTCCTGGACTATGAAGGAGTATTTTACACGAGGTTTAAGTTCCTCCTCAGAGTCTGACTCCATCTAATTTTCCCTCTGTTTGTCTACAGCATCTTTCAACGCACTTTCAGATGGGTTCTCAGGTACCCAAGAATCCCAGCTGTCTGCGCACTCATTCATCTTCACCGCCATATCATCAGTTCCCTCATATTTGACCCACTCTGGGTCTTCCTCCTCTTCCTCTTCCTCTTCCTCTTCCTCTTCCTCTTCCTCCTCGTCCCAAATCTCTGGATACAGAGTACCAATCTGCTTTCCCATGACATGACGGGCTGCATACATGAGACCCATCTGCATATCCTCTGCAAGGACTACATCTCTCCCACACGCCTTGGCATAGTGGGCTGCAAGGACAGTTGCAGACTCCAGAACTGGAATGAAAATATCCATAGCGGTCTGCTGGAAGCTCTCCTCCATTTTGAATTTTAAACCAAAATTGCTTTTAACTAGTGAAAGTTCGAGAAGATCATACTAGCGGATGAGTTACTTATATACAAGAAGTTGTAATTTATACCATAAATTCTAATGTACCTATTTGCTGAGCTGGGGTTGAGTGTAAACTGGAAAATTTGATTTTTAATTTGAGACATATTGACTGCTCCTGTAGGTTCATCGTAGAGTTCAGGATCTAGACTGAATGAATACATGTAAAAAATACGGTTTGGAATACGGGTGTGGTACTCAAGTGGCTGGATGACTCGTAAAAATATGGGAGATCCTATATCTTTTGATATTCTTTCTGTAGTATTAAAGTCTAACACAAGCTGACTGAGTTGTTCATAAGTTGTTCCATTTGATGTGTAACTATTGTTTGTCGTGTAATCATATCCTAATGCGGAGTCATTCTGAAAGACAAAGTAAAACTGTTTGACTGGATTCAAAAACTCGCCAAAACATTGAATCTGGTTACTTTGAAATTGATCGGCTAATTTGGGTGCAAAAAACTCTTCGCGTTGGACCTGTTCGATAGGATATGTCAGAGGCTTTGACTTGATGTAAGCAATTTCCTGATCTGAAATGTATGTGTACTCTGTATCAAGATAGGCGTAAAAAGCTGATGTTATATTCACAGATGGGTACGTAAAAACTGTTGACGGGTTCCAGACGATTCTAAATGTTACATCTTCGTTAAATGCACAGAGAGGAAGACCACGCCTGAAAATGTAAAACGGAAGAGGAACTGTGTAGCTTGAGTTTATTGGTAGAGGTTGGATGAGATTCTTCCCTATGAGATTTTTGAGTGCTGCTTGCTTCCCCTGAGGTATCGTAAGATCAAAACGAAGCTCAAGATATTCCCCGTAAAGTCGTTCTATGAGCTCTGAACCTATGTAGAGTTCAACATACTGAATCATAAGAGTTCCTACAGAGTCAAGGACTTGAATTCCTGGAGGAAGTGCAGGGGGGATAATCTTGAGATACATATTTGTAATGAGATCACCGGCTCGAGGAATCAAAAGCCTCTTGTCAGCTCCAAAGATGACTGTGTTATCACCTGGAAATTGTACCCTGATAACTCGAGATGAAAAGAGAGTCTGTCCTACATACTTTTCCACAAAATAGGTCACCTCTGGTTCTGAACTTAGGTAAATATCTTCTTGTCCAAGAAAAGACAAGCTGGCTCGTCCGGCCATCTCTAGTAAAAGGAAAGATTTGTTTCCTTTTAGAAATCTCCCGAGTTGAACATGAGACCTGCAATACCATTCTTTACTCTCAGAATATTGTAATTTATTCCAATGACCCTGAATTGTTTTGTACCTATGTAAGAATTTGTGTTTAACCGAATAAATATGTCTCTAATACGGCTAAAGTTCACCTGACCATATGGTCGAGGTGTATTTGTCTGTTTTGTAAATGCATACATGTAAAACAAACGTGTTGGATAATTGATATAATGATTAAATGGCTCGATGGAATTGAGGTACAGAGCATCAGTGACGTCAGATGTGAAAGCCTCTGATGCATTAAAGTTCATTGCAAGACTATTCAAGTCTGAGTAAGTATAAGGAGTTGTTCCATCGATCTGAAGTATGAAAAAGAGTTCACGGATAGGATTAATAAAATCAAGTTTCAGAACTGCAGATGTGAATTGTGAAGGAAGTTCAAACGTCTGGTACTGACATTGCTGAATTATATAGTCAACTTGTGAATTTTTGAACCAGCTAATTTCTGGGTCTGAGAGGTATACGTATTCTGTAATGATGGTAGCAGTCAGAGTCTGTGATGTGATACTCGATGTGATTGAAACAGGTGTCAATTCCTGGAGATTTCTGAATGTGACATGAACCTCAACATCCTGTCGTCCGAGAGCTGAAATTGGTAACGCAAGACCAGGATTTTGATAAAAGTAAAATGGAAGATTTACAAAATATGTTCGACCTGGTGGATAAATTTGAGATCCTGTATCATATTTTCCAGTAAGCAGCTTCAGTCCTGGCTGGTTTTCATATGGAACATACAAGTCATTATAAAGTTCTATAAATTCACCAGTCAGTGTTTGAATAGTTTGTCCTCCAATCACAAGGTCTGCTCTGTTTACAAGCCACGTACCAACCGAGTCATAGTAGTTGTAGCTCAATGTAGGTATAACGTTCGAAGCCACTGGATACACTGATATATACGTGTTTGAAAATATACTTGTTGTTGTACCAGCATCAGTCGTTATAGAGATTGGAATATCCGTGTTTATTTGCGTAACACGATATGGAACAGTGACTGTATATTGTGGTAAAACTCCTGCAATATCAAAATTATAAGTACTCGTTCCAAACGAAATACTTCTCACATTATCTGCACACGAAAGAACAGCGGTCAACATATATGTTGCAATATTCGAAAATTGAAGATTTCCTGTCGCTTGATTCACACTGATAATACTTGAAACAAGAGAGCTTGAGACGTTACTAAAAGCTGCTTGTGAACCATTCCCATTAAACTTTAAAGGTCCTGTTTTCTGGATTGGATATGTGTCACCCGCAGGAGGTGTAAATAAAAGACCATTATTTGAAAGCACAGTCTCATATCCAGTATATGTTTGAGCTCCTAGTTGGGTCACAACGTAATAGGATTGTGTGAGTATACTTGTTGCTGTACTACAGTAGATGTTTGTGTAGTATTTCTGACTTGTACTCGTGACAACGATTGGCATACTAAAAGCAATTGTAGGATCACGACCTTGGGTACTTAGTGTGTTGTATGCATAGTCAACCACGCCAGCTCCATGCCACACAAGAACATTTGAGACATAATTTCCGGGACCACTTGCTGGTTGAGTGAGGTAGACAACACCTGAAAGCATCCAGGTTCCAGTTGAACCAAATGTAAGTGAGTTATCTGACCCAAGGGTCACTGTTGCATTTTGAGGTATCACGATGTTATTATAAAAAGGAACCACATTACTCTTTGCTGCTGGAACAGAAACACTTGTATTAAACATATAGAGATCATCAACAGGACTGACTGACAAATACGTATCTGATGTTAACTGAGTCACTGTAGAAGTTGTATTTGCATAAAAGTAATATGTATTTGAAGTGCTCGCAACAACGAGAGGAATCAAAAGAGGCATGGATGGATCGGGGGACACACGAAAGTCGCACGAATATGCAAATTGAGGAATGGTTGGAATTCCGTTAGGATACAGACTTTCATTAGGGTCTGAGCCGTAAGAAACGTTTAGAATTGAGCCGGTTCCAACACTAAATCCTGCTCGTACAATGTAAAACCCAGGATTGATAAACTTGAGTCGACCATTCGTAGTGACTGAATATGTAGATACAGTATCTTGATTTGTCCAATTGAAAAAATTTATAAAATTTTGAGATGACGGAGAGATTATATAGTTTTGATTAAGACTCAAAAAAAGACTGGTTCTCGTATTTACTTGTGGCAACCCAGTACTTTGAATCCACCCAGCTTGCTGAAGTGAAAAATCGGAGGCTTTTGTTTGACCACTATAAGCATTTGAATATATGTTCGAACTGCTATTCGAAGTACCATTTGAAAATGTCCCAACGGTGTACACAAGATTTGACGAATTCGCGATTGATGGGGTTCCAAGCCTTGGATCGAGCCCCCAGAAAATTCCTCCATTTTGGTCAACCTCAAGAGTCGAACAATTTGCAAATATAAATTGATTTACGGCGCTTGAATATGAAAAAAAGTTAGAAAGTTGGGTACTAATCCATGCACTTTGATTGAAGGTTGAGTAATATGTAATACCCTGGATTGGCAAAGCAAAATATGTCCCATTGATGATAATATGAGGGTCATTCACTTGTGAAGCAGTTGTCGGCCACGCCCAGAAAGTTCCAGGATCGAAGAGAGCCGGAAGGGTCACTTTCAGTGTAAGAGCTCTTATAAGGTCTCCTTTCGGGGGGATGCGACATATATTTTGTTGACCATAAACCACAGATTGATTTTGAAAAGGGATATCATATGCTTCAAGCACAAAGGGTGTGTGACGCTTGTAGACCCCTGAAAAATAGGTAACTTGAGGCTCCCCTGTGAGATATGCATCCTGTTGTCCAATTGCAGCCAACTGGATATAACCAGCGGACATCTCTACTAAGTTCGCAGAACTTAATTCGTGCCAGAAGGGCGCCCCAAGCTGCGCCCCAGCCGACTCTCGATTTTAACCACATATTGCAGGATGAGTCAATTGCATCTCAGGCGGTTCGACCCGAGTAAAATTGGCGATGACAAGGTGTGTGTTTTTATAGGGAAACGTGGAACAGGAAAGTCGACGCTGGTGACAGACATTCTTTGGCACAAGAAACACATTCCTGCGGGGATAGCAATGTCTGGAACTGAGGATGGAAATGGGCACTACAAGCAGTTTATTCCGGACCTTTTTGTTTATGGAGAATACAAAAAGGAGGCGGTTGAAAAACTTCTCGAACGTCAGCATCGTCTGGTCAAGACGCTCGGGAAGGAGAAGGCTCCCTCGGTTTTTCTCCTTATGGATGACTGTATGTATGACCGATCCTTTATGCGAGACGACTGTATGCGCCGGCTCTTTATGAATGGTCGCCACTGGAACATCTTCTTCATGCTCACGACTCAGTACTGCATGGATATGCTCCCCTATGTCCGCACGAATGTCGACTATGTCTTTGCCCTCCGTGATAATGTCAGACAGAACCGTGAGAACCTCTACAAAGCTTTCTTTGGTGTTTTCCCCACCTTTGACCAGTTTTGTCAGGTGATGGATTCATGCACTGAAAACTATGAGTGTATGGTCTTGGATAACACTTCCAAGAGTAATAAGATTTCAGACTGTGTCTTCTGGTACAAGTCGCCTATCAGAAAGAACTTTCGAGTGGGAGGTCCATCCTTCTGGCAATATCACCAGCGCTTCTATAATGCGCGAGCAGCAAATGGACCTCAGACTACAGATGGACCCAAGAGACGGGGGGAGACTGTCGTAGTGAAAAAGTCGCGGTAGCGAGTGCCACTTAATTTCCATCTAAAATTCAATAATGGCGGGTGTCATGACATACAATCCAAGTGTTGACAGTATCATGTCAGTTATTCCACAGCAGGAAATGAATTTAAATGAGGAACTGGCTCGCGCAGCTCTTGACCGGCAACAAAACGGTCCAGCCCAGACGAGTATTCCAACTGGTCTTTCACGCCCAGCAGAAGGACCTGAAAAAAAGACTGGACCACCAACTGGTCTTTTGCGATCGCCTTTAAATGAGCCTGAAAAAGATATTGTTGAATCTCATAATATGGCGGATTTCGCAACACCTATTGAAGAGGTTATGCCAGGTCCAGGACAGATGATGCAGGATGAGATGATGGGTTCTCCCTACCAACCTGCACCCTCTCAGAAGCAGGGTGGCGACGACTCACCCAAGTCTCGCAGCAGCAAGAACCCTTTTGGGCTCAAGGATGAGCAGTACCAGGCACTCCTGGCTGGTGTTGCAGCAGTTGTCGCATTCTCCAAGCCAGTTCAGGGCAAGCTTGGAGATATGGTTCCAAAGTTTCACGGACCATCAGGCGAGGTGTCTCTGACTGGTCTGGCGGTGACTGCTCTCGTGGCAGCCATTGTCTTTTATCTGGCAAAGAAGTACCTGGTGGATGGACAGTGAGACAAAGTCCAGATTGGATGCTTCGCATCCTCTCTAGTCCTTGACAGTATCCCCGCAATACGTACGAGTTCCACTTGGTTTATATACCCCACTATCAATTGCAATCTTCTTCAGCTTTTCAAAGTGAGCCCAAAAGTTCTTGGTATGGTCATATTCAGGAACTGACATGTGTGCGAGCTCGTGAAGCAGCACATACATTGCTGAATTTACATCGTCTCCATCCAGACAGATGTAAATTTCGTACCCTTTATTCACGTTTGAACCAATTGGTCCCTTGGTCTTGTCCCAATTCATCATTCCCGTGATGATTGAGGGTTTTCGGACGGGGTCCCAGAGAGGGTCTCCTGTGCGCCTCAGGATTTCAAGGAGTGTCCAATATTTCATCTTGAGCTCGCTGAGCATCTGGGGTTCTTGATTCATAGAGACTATGACGACTAAAACGACAAACAAGATTATGAAAATTGGAATCATCCTACTATTACACTACTCACATTTTTTCCTAAAAACAAACTTGGAATAGAGGTCAGATATGAGACCATTCGGCTCATCAAGCATTGGTTCCCACACCAGCAATTCAAAGCCTAGCTCTTGGAGGCGCCCCACGAGGAGTTCACCATGAAGGAGCGGCTCATCCTTTGGACCATCTGCATAAAAAGGACCATCGGTCAGCTTCACCATGAGACGGCGTCCGCCCTGGTAGATGTCGAAGGTGTTTCCGAGACGGTCAATGAAATGCCCATTCTTATCCGCCATACTCTCCGCATTGTACTTTTCAGGAGTGATGCCGATCAAAAGACCCCCTGGTTTTACCGCACAGTCAATCCCCTTGATTGAATCCTCGAAATTATCCATTATATAGTGGATTGAAAAGTTGTAGCAGACCACATCAAACGGTCCCGCAAATGCAGCCTGGATAATAGTTCCCTTGCCAAGAAAAAAGACCCCAAGACCCATGTCAACTGAACGAGTTTCAGCCTCTCGAAGAGAGGCTTCATCAGGATCAATTGCAAAAATGTGCGCCTTGACTGCTTTCCACTTGTGCCAGTCACCTCCTCTCCCGCATCCGCAGTCAAGAACACGTGACCAGGATCGAACCCACCTCTGGATAAGATCGCGCTTGCAGTTGTTGTGAAGCTTACGGAGAGCTTCCATTTATCTACAATAGGTTTAGAAACCTTATACGTTGTCAGGACACGAAAGTTTCAAACTTCGCACTGCGTTTTGAACTTAAAAAAGAAACCCTTAGTTAAATCAAATGGGTTCTCTTGAGCAGGATTATCTTACTGTTCCAGGTCAGTATTTTGCGTGTGTTTCATTTGTAGGTCCAGAACAGCCTCAGAAGAATGAGAAGCTTGGTCTGAAGATTCGTGGGTGCTTTTCGACCCGTGATGAGGCTGCCTCGCACGCCAAGCGCCTTCAGAAGGAGGATGCTCTGGTTGACATTTACGTCGTTGACATGTACAAGTGGCTGCTGATTCCCCCAGACCGTGATCAGATTGAGGACGTGCACTACCAGAACGAGAAGCTCGAGGAGATTATGTCCAAGTATCGTGCAAACCAGTCCGCAGCCGCCTCCATGTTCGAGAAGCGCAAGCGTGATATGATGGCAACCCCAGGTCCAGACCCCACGATGCCATTCATCGACCCGTCGGATGAGAATTCCAAGTTTTACACCAAGCCAGATGTTCCACCTATTCCCCATCCAGCTGATATCGTGGAGGAGCTGCGCAAGGAGTTCCCAGACAAGACGATTGCCGAGCTGGTCAAGTTGGCTGATGAGCGGGTCAATCAGATTATCGAGGAGCGCAAGACTCCTGCGGTCCAGCTCGACGTCATCACCGAGACAGGAGACGATGAGGTTCCAGAGGCACCTCCCGCTTAATTTCGCTGCAAATATTAGAAAATGTTCTTCAAAGTTTTAGCTTTGGTGATCATTGCGTTCCTCATGTACACTGCGTACCTAAGGTTCCCACCGGCACCGGCTAGAATATCTCAAACTGTTGCTGCATATGACAATCAGTTTGAGGTATTTAACGATATGCAACCAAATGATCAAACTCAGGTGAATCCTTGGATTGGATTTCTTCAAGAGGATGTTTATAAAAATCGCACAGGACCCATCGGAAGTTTTGTAGGGTACAATGACCCATCTCCGAATGCTCCTTTATATTCTATGCAGTAGTTTACTTTGCCTGAAAAACAACTGGTCGCATGTTCGCAAGCAAAAAACCAATTACAATTCCCAAAAGAATAAGACCAATTTGATTCTCTTTGAAAGACTCAAATAGATCCTTTTTTACATGTGGTCGCTCATAGAGTGGTTCGAAGCGGCGAGGCGAGTCCATGTGGGACGGCCACTCATTTTCTGGGGGCGGGGGCGCGCTTCTTGACGGGGGTTCGCTTGACTGCTTTAGGAAGGGGAGGTTCTCCATCGTCACTCTCTGTACAAGAACTCTCGCTTTTATCTGGAACAATAAATCCATCTAAATTTCCATCTTCATCTATATCAGATTCATCCTCCTCTTCGTCACTATCAGTCTCAATTTCCTCGGAAACATCATCAGGGTCTTCTGTGTCATAATCATCTACATCATAGTCATCCTCGACCTGTTCGACGGGCTCATAGCGCTCGGGTGCCTTGGAAACGCGCCCATAACGTGTGCGTGTTGTTCCTACCGATTCAGCAGCCTCTGCGAGCACCTGGAGGGGGTCAATCTGACGAGCAGGGGGGGCTACAGACCCTGCGGGACTGGGGTCAGACGCGTGAATCTGATGAGCAGATTCACTGCCCGTGGTTCTTCGCGTGCCCCGGATCGCCGACATTTACTATATAATCATCGAATGTATTGTTTAAGTACCTTGGGAAGAAGTAAAGACCTTGTGAAATTGCATTTTGATTTAAAATAAACTCACCTTCAAGCCCAAGGTTGGTTGCAATGAGATTGAGCTCGTCCTGATACTGCCCGTCGTCAGAGCGACGATTTCCAAGAGCGAGGTCCCTGATGCTCTCTACAGCTGTGTAGAGTGCAGCTGTTGCAAGATCAATTTGGGTTGAAGCCGACTGTTCGAACACGTGGAGACTGTCCAAAAATCGCTGCCAGCTGACTGGGTCCAGGCCCGAGTACGGATGGACCATGAGCTCGTATTTCTTGAACCTGGCTTTTGGTCCCATCGGGAAGAAAATCCATAAAAAAAGTAAAAGAAGGACTACCCACAATAGCAACGTCATTGAGCTGCTCTACTATTGATGGAGGAAGAATATGTTCACGACCGTGAAACTCGTGACAGTCCTCGTCAAAGCACCTCTGAGAAATTCGACCTGAATGAACTGAAAACCAAATATGATTCGACTTGTGCTCGCGCTTCAAGTTTTCACAATACTTTGAATCCGTCTGGACGTACCAGCCATCGTGTTCATGTCTCTGAATTCGCTTGACGTGCGTCCTCTCCTGACCAGTGAGATATTTTTGAATAAATTCCTCAATCCCCAGAACTTCTATAATCTTTCCAAGGTCCTCCTTGGGAACCTCATTTGTCCTGACTGAAAAGAGTTCTAAAATCTCAACACTTGGAGTCTTGGAAAACTCGCGGGTACTGTTGAGCTGCCTCCAAGGAATATACGGATCTCCCGTTGGTTTTTTGTGGGACCAAAGCATCCTGAGTCCAGAACCTCCATACACTGAGGCATCTATGACTGTGTCCCAGGGTCCATCCCCCAAGGCTTCAATCAATTTTGATCTAAAATTCAAAGCTTGTGTCCGAGTGACGATAAGTCTCGGCCAGTGGATATGAACACCCGACTTGATCAGGTCCCCCGCCACTGGTCTTGGACGTGCCCGAGCAATCAGACATTCTGAAACTTTGTCCCCTCCCAGACTTTCATGAATTATAGAACAAAATTGAAGAAGATCCTCATCACTTAGTTTCTCTGGAGCCTTGTAGTCAAGATCTACGAAAAATTTGAAATGATCAGTCTTTTGCTCAACCACAAACAATTTTGAACCAAAATTAATAGTCTGAACATATGCCTGGTGGAATTCTCTAGTTTCTTCTGGGGGTACCATGAGAATTCCACCATCCATCAAAAGATGAGTTCCACCTCCACGGGGAACCTTCCATTTTTCCATTATATTTCAAACGTTCTAAAACTCTAAGTCATTAACGAGATGCGTGATATACGAATCCATACAGTGCAGGGGAATGCATAATTCCAGACTTTTTCAATATCTTAGTCGCTTTCTTACGAGTATTGGCATTGTTTCTATTAGGAGAAGGACCAGTTAACATATCAAAGTTGGCTAGTCGTTTGTTTGCATTATTCACGAGTCGTTTATTGTTCTGACCCAAATTCTTATGAAACAGTTTATTCTGATTAAATTCATCTTGATATCCAATTAGGTTTTGGACTGTGTTATAGTTTCCTTGAGTCCAATTAATAGTTTGTTTTCTCATTATATTCCTCAGAATACTAAGCTGTCTCTGGGTATTAGACATATTGTATATTGATATTTTTTTAATCTTCATCCTCAGAATCCATTGTCAGGAATGCCCAAAATGATTTAGGTTTCTTGGTCTTTGGGGTTCCTTTTGCCTTTTTAATCTCTTCTTCAATTTCCTCAAGTTCAGCCTCAGCCTTTTCAATCTCGTAATGGAGCTTGCGTATAGTCATGACGTTCGCAAGATCTTCCGGTTTCGTAGTGGTATCGTTACACAACTTGAGAAGGTGTGTAGCGAGCTCAATNTTGCTCTTTGTCATTATATTCATTTAAACTATTTTAAACACGCAAATTGAACGGGGTTTTATTTGTTGTTGAGATAGCCTGAAGAAACTCTGGGTTTCCTAGCACGTGCTGACGAATCATTGGCCACAGATTCGAGCGCATGGATATTGTTTCGAGACTTTCAAATTTACAGTCGTCATTCTCATCATAATTTTTGCGAAAAGGAACTTGATTCCCCTCCATTTTCTCCTTTTCTTCATTGAAACGTTTCACGATATGTCTGTGTTCAATAGCAGTCATTGGAAGATCCAAAACATATACGTGATAGTGATTTATAACATCTACCCCGTCCTCAATGTCACGAGGCTCGGGTGTGTTTGTGATAAATTTAAAATAGGCGTAAGAGCCACGTTTTAAATTGATCATCCCACGTGTTTCTTCTTCGAGTTCTCGAACCGCGCATCGAAGCGGGTTGTAGACTTCTCGACGGCGACAACCGCCCGTTACGAAGGTCCATTCCTTATATCTTCGATCATGAACGACCAAGAAATGAGGAACATCATTCACGTGAGATATCGGAATCGCTATTGCTTTGTGTCGTTCTCTGGTCATTGTCCTCTATTAATCTTTCGTGAGTAAAAAAATTGTTCAACCTTCCCGAGCGTGGATTGTAGGTGACCAAAAACAATATACAAACGAGAAAAACCCAAAAGAACCAATGCATTTCACCTTATTGTATCGAAGAAAAGATGCTCTACTGATATTTCACGACCGGGCTGGGTACACACCCAGTGGTCAATTC